GATTCCATTGAGAAGTTTGTATGTCTTCTGTATACGACTTTGAAGAAAGTGATTTGTGGATTTCCTGTAAGATAGATATCTTGGGCACCATAAGCTACTAATTGCATTAATCCACCACCCATGTTTTTTTTATATAAAAAGAATATATAAATATTTTTATTATATTTTATTATATTTTTTTAAATCTGTTTATAATTAGATTAAATGAAATAAAAAGATTTAAAATATTAACATTTATTAAAGTCAAAACCACATTTATATGAAAGTAATAAATAAATTAATGTAAATAAAATAAAAAAAATAAGTAAACAACTACATTTATTATTAATAAAATGTTTTTTTTTTACTTTTTTTGTTTTTTTATAAAACATATTACTATTATCCTGTAATTTAGAAGATTTTATATCTAACTCTTCTAATTTTCCTTCTCTATCAATCGTTTTATCAATTAATAATGAAACACTATTTTTTGTTTTTTCTAATTCTATATTTACATTATTTACATTATCATTTTTATATTCTTCTATAACTATATCATTTTGACTTAGATAATTTAAAAATTTTAAAGTTAACATTATGATTGTTTAAATTTATATTTAATAAATTTTAATAATATTTTTTAAATTAAGTCCATTATATTAATATATTTTAAAAAAATATATAATATTAATAAACATTATCCAATATAAGTTTAATATTCAGATCAGGTAATATTGGTTCAAACATCCATGGATATTTTTTATTTACTTTTTCTAATTTAAATTTTTTAGGATATAAGAATTTTAATCTTCCAAACATTAGATGATTATATTTTCTAGGAATAAGATATGAAGATTGAGGTGGTAATATAATCATTAGTTGTTGAATCATCGAAAGTGGTTTTGTAATACTAATATTAATATCATTAATATCATTTTCTTTTAAATATTTATATAAATCAGAAATACATGGAGAACATCTATATTTATAATAATATGTCCAATTTTTTGTACCTTCAAAATAATATAATGTAGTCCATTTTAACATTTGACAAAAATTAAAACACATATTATCAATATTATGTTGATTACTATTTCTTAAAAAATGTTGGTAATAACGTTCTTTCCAACCTTCATCATAATATCTAACAATATTATCATATTTTACTTTATTATTTTTATTATTAAAATGATTTTCATTATCAGAAAAATATTTAAGTATATCAAGGAGAAAATTATTATTAATATTATGATTATTATCTAGTAATGATTTTTTATATTTTTTTAATTGTATTTTATACTGTTTAAAAATATCTTCAATACCACTATCATATACATTTAAAAATTTAAAATGTGGTAAAAAATCATTACCTATAAAGAAACATAAAAATATAAAATCTTTTATAAAATTAGTTTTATCTATAATATTTGTATAATCATAATCTTTATTTAATTCATTCCATATATATTCTTTGACATGTTTTATGTCAAGTATTAAATATCTCATGTCAATTTCATCAGTATCAACCTCATTATCTTTTTCATAATGTTGTTTTTCTCTTAAAAGATAAATATTATTTTGAGAAAATTGTAAAGATAACATAATTAAATCGGCATCTAATGAATTTATAACATGAATAATATTTTCATTATTTTGTTTATTTTTTTCTAAATATTTAATAAATTTAATAATTTTATGTTCCCCTTCTCCTACTTGTTTATCATCTGAATATATGACCTTACATTTATGTTTAAGTTCTTGATCAATAAAAAGAGTTAGATAATTAGATAAATTATTCATAAATGGTGTTCCTGGACTAATAGAGTTACTATCAAAAATTTTTCTTTTTTCATTTTTTTCAACAATACTTTTAAAACGTCTTAAACGTTGTTGGCTCATTTTACTTACGGGTGCTACACCATCAGTTGCAATAAATAATAATTTTGGATTCATTTTATCTACAATTTTTAGTAATTCATTTTTTAATTCGTTAAAAATTTCAATTTCAATAACTTTTCTATTAATATTTTGTTTATCTAAATATTTAGAAACAACTTTACTCATACAAGGATGAATCATTGCATTAAAATCAATATATAAAAATAAATGTTGTTCATTATTTAATAATTGTCTTAATGCTAAAGTAATATTACGATAATTAGAAATTAATCTTTTATAAAATGCTGGAACTCCCATTATTCCAAGTTATTCTTATATAGTCTTCTAAATAAATTTTATAAAATTAAATATTAGTTATAATAGTTATAAAGTAATATTAAAATAATAAATATAATTTATTGTTATAATAATAAAAAAAATCAATTTTAATAATTAAATTATCTAAATAAAAAAAATTTACAAAGACATTTTTTTATATATATAAAAAAAGTAGAAAGTAATTTCTTTTTATTTTCTTTATTATTATCTAAATAATTATATTCATATTCTGAAATATCATCTAAATCACTATCGCTACAAATTATATCTCCAAATTCATATAATTTTTTATTATTATTATAATTCATATTTTTAATTAATTATATATTAAATTTTATATTTTTTAAAATTGATTAATTATACAAATAAATGGAATTATATATAATAATTGGTATTTCATGTTTTATATTTTGTATATGCATATCATCATGTTTTTTTACATGTATGCATTTTTATAAGAATAGAGAAAAATGTATATTAAAAATTTATACAGATGAAAAAATAAAAAACGTAAAAAATATGACAAAATCTAATATATTAAAAAAAGAAGATTATATGGATAGAAAAGTAAAAAAAAATAAAAAATATAAAGAGGAAAAAAAAATATCAGAAGAAGAAGAAAAAATATCAGAAGAAGTAAAAGAAATACATAAAGAATTTGAAATTAAAATAATTTAATTTTTTTTATTGTATATATATATAATGAAAAAAATATTAGATATATTTTGCTTATCGGCATATATGGCAATATTAGGACATATATTTATCTTAATATTAAAAATTTCTGGTTCAAAAGAAAGTAAAGATTTACAACAAAAATTAAACGATGAACAAAAAAAAATCTATGATGAAATAAAAAAAGAAAGAAGAAATCACTATACTTATGGTTTATTAATTGGATTAATAATATCAATTATGTTTTATTTATATAATAAAAAACAAATGCTATGTGTATATATTGGCATTATGACATTTATTGCTAATCACTTTTATTTATTAATGCCAAAAAAAAACTGGATGATAGAACATTTAACAGAAAAAGAAGATATAATTGCATGGAATAAAGTATATAGAAAAATGAGATATTTAACATCATATAGTGATTTAATTGGTTTTATTTTTTTTGCAATTCAAACTTTTATTTAAAATATTAATTAAATAATTATATATTTCACTTAGAAATAAATTATCATTAATATTTTTAGTATTAATTAATATTCTATTAACATGATCATCATAAAAATCTATATTATTTATATAATAAAACTCAAATTTTGTCAAATTTTTATTTTTTAAAAAATTTTTTATCATATACATATTGTTATAATTTGCAATATTTATAAAATCATATTTTATATTTTTTATATTATTTTTATAATAAAATAATTTAATAGATATTAAAGTACTACAATAATCATTAATTATTGAATTATTAAAATATATTCTAGAAAATAAAGAAAGATTACGATTATATATTAATTTATATTTATACATATTAAATAATGAATTTGGATTATTTGAAATTTTAGAAGAATTCACTCTATAAATTTTATTAATCATATTACTGTAAAACAAATGTTTTAAAATATTTAGATTATTTATAATAAGATAATCATATTTATTTTTCATATTAACCAAATATATATATTGTGATTCATCATAATAACTAAATATAATATTTAAAATATCTTCATATAATATTGATTTTTTATTATTTTTTGAAAATATTTCTTTATATTTTTGTTGTTTATTAGTTAAAAATATATTTTTAAAAAGTTTTTTATATATACTTTTATGAAAAATTTCATTATTAATATTATAATTATTTTCAAAATTAATTGCATCTCTTATTCTCATATTATTTGGTAATTGATAACCATACATAATAATTCTTTTATAACTTTCTATTAATTTTTTATCACTTTTTAATTTTTTATATTGTTTTTTTTCATCATTAGTTAAAATTTTTTTTAATTTATATATATTCATAAAATTATATTTTTGTTGTATATTTTAAAGATTAATTTACTTTAAAATATATAATAATATTAAATTATAAGTCTATTTTTATCAATTCTAAACCTTTTTTTGAAAAATTTATTAAGAAACAATCATTTATATTCAATAATTTCATATATCTTTTACATTGTAAAAATTCTTTTTTATTATTATCATCATTTTCTTTCTTTTTTTTTATCTTATTTTCTAATGTTTTTAATTCAATTATATATTTATCATCTACTAATATATCAATTCGAAGTGATGCAATTTCAATTTTTCTTTTTTTTGATGTAATATAATATTCATTAACATGAACTTCTGTCTGAGTATGATAACCATAATCTCTTAATTCTTCAGATAACGCTTTTTCATAAGCAATTTCTGATAGACCATAACCTAATTCATTAAATATTTTTATACATGCAATTGCTAAATTTTCTTTAAAAGATAACATTTTAATTATATATTTATTAAATTTTAATTATGAATTAAATTTTTTTCTGATTAGATTAAAAAAATCTTTTATTAAGACTACGTTTTTTTGAGTATTTAAATTTTTTTGTAATGAATTATTTAGATTTATTATATCATTATCATTATTTAATTTTTGTGTGTAAATATAATTCAAATATAATTGAAAAATATCACACATTGAATATTTATCTTTATTTAAATGATGTATATTAAACATTTTTTTTGTATTTAAATCAAATACATAAGTATCATTTAAAAATGAACTTTTTTTATATAAAATATTATAATCTTGGTTATTCATTCTTAAAACTAAATATAGATATAATATTAATATAATTTAATAATTAATAAAATAATATAAATATATATCAATATTAGATAATTATATATATAAATATGCCACGTGTAAAAAAAATATATAGTGAACCAAAAAAAACGAATAATATTAATAAAAAACAAATATTAATATTATATGAATATTTGTTAAATAATAAAGATTTATATTTTGATAGATTTTTTGAAATTATATTAAATGAAAATATGAAAATATTTATAATAGATTTTTTTATAACAATATATGCAAATAAAAAAAATATAATAATAGATATAGATGGTGAATATATAGATATATACAACGAATATAAAACTCAATTAAAATCATACAATAAAAAATATTTTGATCCTTATAAAAGAAATGAAAAAATTGAATTAGTATATAATAATAAAACTATTATAACAACAATCGGACAAATGAATTTTTTTAAATGGTTGATTACAAATGGAATTGATAAATATATAGAAGAAAATTATACTAATATAGCAGAAGAATATAAAATTTTTAATCAAAAATAATTAATTTAATTTTTTCTTTAATTTTTTCAATAATATTATTTAAAAAAATATCATAAGTTTCTATATTTTCTGTATTTTTATATTCTAAAATTATTTCATTCTTTAATGGATGTTCTTTATTATATACACTATAAATATTCATATAATTTCTTAAATATTTTGATAATATATTTAAAATATGATAATTTCCATTAATAATTTTAATAATTGTTTTATCTTTATTTTTATCTATTAATTTTTTATCTAATAATTTAAAATTATCTAAATCATCTAATAATAAATTTAAACTATTATTGATAATATTATTATTTTCATAAAACATTTCAATTGTAAAATAATATACATAATTATTATTAAATTTAATTTCTTTGATAATATAATCATCTTTACTTAAAATATTTTTTAATGGATCACAATAATCTCTAATTTCATTTGTATAACCAACTAAATTATAATTATCTTTTTGTTCAAACAGATCTAAATTTTTATTATATAATGTAAAATTAAAGTTAATATTTTTATAGTCTACATTTTTTTTAATATAAATAAATTTCATTATCTTAAAAAAACAAATAGAAAATGGTCTAAATGATGTATTGTTTTCTCCATTTGATTCAATTGTATTAGTTACTAAATTTATTTCTTCGCCTGGTTTTAATTTAACTAATAAAATTTTATTATCTATTTTTATATTTTCATCACTACATTTTAAACTATTACTATATACATTTTTAATTTCATCAGAAGTATTTTTTTCAGATAAAGAAAATTTCAATACTTTATTTAAGTTAAGTGGAATTAAACTTAATCTATGTGTAATAATTTCATTATTTATATTTGTATTATTTTTAGTTATTACTGTACTATTAATATCAAAACAATAACTTTTTAATTTTGAATAAAGTACTCTTCTTATTCCATTTAAATATTCAGTATCCAAATTATATACTAAATATTCATATTGATTATCTTCTTTATTTAATAACTTAAACATGATATAATTTATTAATTAATATTATCAATTTTAATTAATATTATATTATTATTAACTCATATTATATATTCTTTTATACATAGCATATTGTATATCATCATAAAACTCAATAAATTCACTTTTAGAAAAAAATCTTATATTAATTAAAGTTTCCCAATTAATAATATCTTTATATTTTCTTATAAAATATATACTTAAATCTTCTCTATTTGAAAATGAAATAATATTAAAAAAATTTTCATATTCTATAACTAAATCTTCTGTTAAATTTTGTGTATTTTGAATATCATACCAATATCCATTTATATTATTGGTATATAAATAATCACATAAAATATTTAGTGTATTCATATCAAGTATATTATTTCTTAAATATAATCTTAAATCTATATGTTTTATATATTTAATTAATATACCATTAAAAATATTATTCATTAAAAAATTATGTAAAAATTTTTCTTGATTCTCTAATTTAAATTTATCAATATTATCTAATATGTATGCTGTATAATCATTATTTAGTTTTAGAGAATCTAAAATATTAATAAAATATATATCATCTTGTAATTTTATTAATATTTCTAATAATACTTCTTTTTTATAATTAATAATATTTTCAGTATAAAATAATTCATTAATATGTTTCTTTTTAATATCCTCAATAATGGTATATCTTGTTAATTTCTCTAAAATTAATGTATATAAGTCTGTAATACTAAAATCATTAGAATATTTTTTTACTATATTATATATATTAATTTCATCAAATTTTTCCTTGATAAAATTATCAAGTTCTAGTATATTATTTTCAATTTTTAAATAGTAATCTTCTATTTGAGTATTTAGATCTTTAAAATCTCTTCCACTATATAAAATTTTTTTTACTTTCTGAAAAATTTCTTCTGATAATATATCTTTTAAATTTAATATACTTAGTTCACTAATTAAAGTATATAAAAAATCATTATTAAAGTGAGAAAAATTACTATTATCATAAATATCATTCGGAGTATTTAAATTAAAAATATTACTATAATTATGTTCTGAATAACCAATAATACTCATTTTTTTATAATATATATATTATAACATATTTAAGTCCCTTTTTTTTTTATAAAAAAAAATATTTTCTATAAAAAAAATTATTTTCTATATTCTTCAAATATTTCAAGTAAATCTAATTTTTTTAATGCATAATATGCTGCATTTTGTTCAGCCTCTTTTTTATTATTACCATAACCTTTTGCTAAAAAGTTTTTAATCCATTTCCCATTATTAGATTTATAATTTTCATATACATTCATTATAAAAGTTCTTTTCGTTGGTGGTCCTAATTCACAATCAATTTCATATTTTGGTTCATTTTTACCTTGTTTTTGATAAAAATGTTTTATTCTATCTTTATAATTATTATTTAATTCTAATATTTCTGCAAAATTAACATATTTTTCAATAATATTAATAATAAATTCTTTTGTTAATGGAAATCCAATATCCATATTCATTGCACATATAAATGCTTCAAATGCATCTTCTAAAATTCGATGATAATCTCTACTGTGAATTTTTTCCATATGATTACTTAATAATAAAAATTTTGGAAATCCTAATTCTTTGGCAAAAACAGATAAATAACCTCTACTTACAATTTTTGTTTTTAAATTAGTAGTTAATATACCTTCATCTAATTCTGGAAATCTTAAAAATATATATTCACATATAACATGACTAATGATTGAATCACCACAAAATTCATATCTTTCATTCGATTCATTTTGAAAATCAACAATATCATCATTTATTGTAATAATATCTTTTAAAAAACTATAATTAATATCTTTTACATAAGATTTTTGAACAAATGCTTTTTGATATAATTTTAAATCTTTTATTTGAACATTAATATTACCAGCTTTCATGATTTTTTGAACGTCACTTTTACCAATATAAACATTACGAATATTTAACTCATCCATATTTAATTGATTAGTTAAATTAATGTATTTGTTGTAAATATTTATATTATCAATTTTATTATATAAATAAATAAAAAATTTTAAAATGGTTTTCTACATAAAGGGCATGTATTTTTATTCATATTTTTCCATTGTTGAATACAATGAATATGAAATTTATGATTACATTTTAAATTATAAAGAATCTTATGATCAATAATTTTTTCTAAACAAATACTACATTCATGTTCAATTTGATCATATAATATATTATTATTACATTTTGTACATTTTTCTTTTAATTCTATTTTATCATCTTCATTGCTATTATCAATAATAAAACAATTTAAATGATATTTATGTTTACATTTTAATTCTACAAACGGATGTTCTACAAAATTATCACATAGTAAACATAATTTTGTATCATCTTCTTTATATTCTATTTCTGATGTAATATTAGATACAATATTATTAGAAGCTGATGATAATTCCGAATTAAGATTTTCTCTTCTGTAACCATATATTCTATTATTACTACTTATTAAACTTCTTCTATAATGATGTCTATAACAGAAAACAGAATTTGAGATTCTTGTACCGATACAAAACATATTATTTGAATTAATATATTGACAACGATTTGAAGAAATTTCCATAAATAATCTAGAACTACTTGATAAATTTAAATCTGATAAAAATGAATTATGATCTTCTGAGTTATTTTCAATTTGTTGATTATTATGAATTAAACTATAAGAATTTGCATCTGAGTTATTTTCATTTTGTTGATTATGAATTAAACTATAAGAATTTGCATTTGAGTTATTTTCATTTTGTTGATTTTGTTCTGAGTTATTTTCATTTTGTTGATTTTGTTCTGAGTTATTTTCATTTTGTTGATTTTGTTCTGAGTT